CTATTCCCGTTCCTCAAACATCTTTACTTTCTACTGATAGGTTGGCAATACGAATCTTTGTAACACCAAGTGGAAGGACTATAACATTGCACACAGAGGACAACAATCTTTGTGAGGTTCTTACAACCTTCTCAACGGGTTTAAACGCACTTAATGGATTAACTTCTCAAGTGCAATACTTCGCAACGGGAACAAGTGGTACTGATTTTGCAATCAGTTCAGCAACTGACACGCACACGTTCAATCTTCCAACGGCAAGTGCAACCAATCGTGGTGCATTAAGTAGTGCTGATTGGAGTACATTTAATAGCAAGACAAGCGGTAGCGGTGTAACGGGTCAAGTTGCATATTGGAATGGAACTAATTCGCAGACGGGGAGTAACACATTAACATACACACCAACAACATCACTACTTGTCAATAATAGTGTAACGGCTGCGACTGCAATAGCAAGAGGAACAAACTTAACACCTACACTTATAGCATCAGCAAGTAGTGATGTACTTGTCGGGTTGGATTTGAATCCTACGTATACAAGTGGCGCTTTTGCAGCAGTTAGAAATTTTGGTTTAAGAATATCGGGTAATGTTAATGCTGCACTATCAAATTCTGTTTTTAATCCTTCTACGGGCAATAGGTCTCAAGTTGGTTATTCAATAGGCAATTCGGATGCAGAAAATTTTTATGGAGGTTTCTTTTGGTTTGCTCCTACATTTTCAGGTGTTAATATAGAGCAACCTGCAAGTTTTATGGTTGACTCAAGTGGAAGCAATGGTTTGAATCTTCTTGCCCATCATGCTTCTGGGACAATTAAATTCATCACTGGTGCATATAATTTAAACAATGAAAGAGCAAGATTTCACGCAACGGGAAATTTTTCTTTAGGTTCTACCTCCGACGGCGGTCAACGCCTCCAAGTCTATGGGGATGCGTATATTAAGGGGAGTGGTGCGACAAGTGCGACTAATGCTTTGTTGGTGCAGAATAGTGCAGGAACGCAGTTGATAAGAGTTCAAAATAATGGATGGTTGTCTTTTGGGCCTTCGGCAAATGGGCCATTTATATCAACTCAAGGTGCTTCATCAGCAAGTCTTTTATTTTATAACATAGGAAATGTAAATTCTGATGGTGCGTTTATTTTTAGAGGTGATAACGCAGGAACGACAAGTGGAAATAATATTTGCTTAAATATAAGTCAAATAATATCTCCAAGCAGTGGTACTGGAAATTTTTCATTATTTTCAGTCACATCAACCATCAACCAAACAGGCGGTGCAAACGGCATCACACGAGGTTTGTATGTCAATCCAGCCTTAACCGCTGCTGCTGATTGGCGGTCAATAGAATGGTCAAACAATAGCGGTTGGGGATTGTATGGGGCAGGGACGGCAAGAAATTTTTTAGGCGGTGATTTATTATTTGGGAATAACAAAGGATTTGTTCTATCACAATCAGGAACGAATAAAAGCATAAGTGTTTTAGCTTCAGAAATCGTAGATAATTTTGCAGGACTTTCAATATACCCATCACAAGGAACTAATGTAGGAAATGCAATAAATATTATTCCAAGAGGTACGGGGTACAATGCAGGGATAAAATCTCAAATTGTTGTATTCAATACGGATTTTGTTGCAGATAATGTAAACTATGAATTTTCACAATTTAGGGCAGCAGGTACTGCATTTACACTAACAACTGGAAAAGCAGGTACTGGAACAATAAGACCATTTTTATTGTCAAGTGGATATTCTGATGGTATTACAAATCCTAATCAACTTTGGCTTTACGCTTCTGGAAGGGTTGGGGTAAATACAACATCCGAGAGTACTTTTACTTTTGATGTCAACGGAACTGCGAGGGTGTCGGGGAAGTTATCTTTAACCGCAGGAACTACCGCAGCATCACAAATTAACCTTGCATCTTCAACTGCCCCAACATCACCCGTAAATGGTGACATTTGGTTTGATGGAACGGATTTGAAAATGAGAATCGGAGGAGTAACAAAAACATTCACGTTAATTTAAACAAAATAAATATGGCAAAGCAAATCTCACCCATCAATGTATGGGTAAACGGACAAGTAAAAGTAGCAGAGTATTTAGATGCTTATGGCATCAATGTAGTTCTTTTCACAAATGGTGCATTTTTTTGGTCGCTATCAACAAAGGTAGTTGATGCAGAAGGTAACGATGTACCTGGCGAACAAATTGCACAAGGCAACCTTCAAATGACTGATGAAGAATATCAATTATGGGAGCAAGATGATTACGCAATACAATGGGTTGCGGATAAACTTAACCTCACAATTATCTAATGGGAGCAATACCAACACTAACGGGAACGGGTTATCTGTTCCCGTTGCAAACGGGTAACTCGGGTAAGTTCCTAACAACCGATGGAAGCACCTTGTCATGGGGTACACCAAGCGGGGGCGGTGGTATTACGGGTAGTGGTACAACCAACTACATATCCAAATGGACAAGCGGTTCAGCGTTAGGAAATAGTTTGGTTTTTGATGATGGTACTAATGTTGGGATAGGTACGGCAACACCAAATCATAAGTTGGATGTATCGGGATTGATTAGGGCATACGCAAACGCAACCTATAATGGCGAAAATGGTGCTATCATAGCAAGCAATGCAACTAACTTAAATAAAAGGGTCTTCATTGGATACGATGGTTCTGTTGATGCAGGGTTTATTCAATCGGTGTTTAGTGGAACGAGTTATAAAAACTTGCTATTGAACCCAACCGCAGGGGATGTTGGCATAGGTACAATTTCGCCATTATACCGACTCCATGTCAATGGCGGTATTTATGGCAAAGGCATCACATCTGATTCAGATGGTACTACTGGAAATGCAATATATGCTTACAACCAAGTTTTAACGGGTTCAAGTAATAACGCATTGGTTCAACTTGACACAACATGGAACACAACGGGGAACCCTAATGCTATTGAGTTAAATGTAACCAATACGGCAAGCGGTTCAACATCCAAATTGATGAATCTTAAAGTTGGTTCAGTTAGCAAGTTTAATGTGAGCAAGGGTGGAGCAATCCAAACTGCTGAACCAACTGGTTACACCGCTAAACCTTGGAAGCTTGGTGATACGACAAGTGGCACAATTACTCCTGACTATTACATAAAGGTTGAAATTGATGGGCAAATTTATTCAATACCGGCATTGTTAGGAGTTCCATAAAAATTAGTAATTTTAAATCTAAATTTTAAACCATGACATTAACAGATTTGAAAGCATCCGCTTATGATTGTTTAGCACAGATTGAGTACTTGCAAAAACAACTCCAAGAGATTAACCAAAAGATTGCAGAGGAACTCCAAAAAGAGAAGAACGAAAATGGATAGCAAAAGCATTGGAATGTGTACAGCGACTATACTGATTAAGGTATGGGCAGATATTGCTCTATCCGAGGTTGGTGTAGTCGTTGCTATTATAGCAGGAATCTCAACGATAGTCTACAACGTGGTCAGGCTTTATAAAGAACTCAAAGCATGAGGCAATTCTTTACAGAGGAAAGCAACCGATTAAGCATGAAAAGACTTTGTGCATTTATTGGTACTTTATCCTTATGTGCGACAATGATTGCCAAGCCTACTGATGTTGCTATCTACTCTGTTACATTTTTAGTATCATCAGCACTTGGGTTCTCATCTGCTGAGAAAATATTTAGGAAATGAGATATCTTTTATTGCTAATATTATTTGGATGCAACCCAGTTAAGCAGGTCCTCCGTGACCATGAGAAACTTGAGGAAGTAGCAAAGGTTGTGGTAAAGGCGGGATGGTGTGCATCAGACACAACATTCATAATTAAATCAGATACACTTATTGAGGTTGATACTCTTGTAAGCGTTGATACCTTAACTGATATCTATGTACTTAATGATACAATACATATTGTCAAGTGGAAAACAAGGGACATCATTAAATCTACTACCATTCACGATACCATTAAGTCATTCATTGTTGACAATGCCCGTGTGAGGTTATTACAGACCGATTCAAGCCGTTTGGCATACGAGTTAAACGAATGGGAAGGGAAAGCAAAAAAGAGGCAGTTTTGGATATTCTTTTTGATTGGTATTATTGTTGCATATTTATATATCAAATCTAAAATATGACATTAAATAAAGCAGGTGCAGACCTTATTAAATCTTTTGAAGGGTGTAAGTTAAAAGCATATCAATGCTCTGCAATGAAGTGGACCATAGGTTATGGTAATACATTCTATGAGGATGGAAAACCAGTTAAGATGGGGGATGCTATTACTCAAGAAAAAGCAGAGCAATTGTTTGAGTTAATATCGGCAGACTTTTCTTCTAAGGTTGCAAAACTTGTGCCTTCGCATATAACTCCTAACCAATTCGGTGCATTGACATCATTTGCATATAATTGTGGGGTTGTAAACTTGCAGAAGTCAACCTTGCTTAAAAAGGTAAATGCTAATCCTAATGACCCAACCATAAAAGATGAGTTCTTGAAATGGAACAAAGCAGGTGGTAACGTTCTTGCAGGTCTGACAAGGAGAAGGGAGGCAGAAGCAAACCTTTATTTTAAGTGAGAAAGGTTAATATTGGCAGAGAGTATCGTGAGAAGTATGGATGGGAAATGCCCACTCTTAAACTTGCAAGAATAATTTATAATGAGAATCCGTTACAATTTAGTTGCATAGACCATGCAAGAACAATATTAAGGTCAATTGAAAATAAAATGGGTAAGAATAACCAAGTAAAAACAACAAGAGAAATAGCAACAAGACCGAAAAACCCATACAACTTACCTGAATCAGATGAGGCAATTTACCAACCTTATGACCTTAAAGCGAAGCGGTTGTTGGTATTATCCGACATTCATATACCTTACCACAACATTGAAGCATTAACTTGTGCTTTTGATTTTGCAAAAGGAGAAAAACCTGATGCTATACTTTTGAATGGTGATACTTTAGATTTCTTTGGTTTGAGTAGGTTTATGAAAGACCCCAAAAAGCGGTCCATAGCAAGTGAATTGGCAATCTTCAAGGACTTCATGCAGATACTTAAAAAGACTTTCAATGCTAAAATATTTTACAAGATGGGAAACCATTGTGAAAGGTATGAGCATTTCCTTTGGATGAAGGCACATGAACTTGTAGGGGTAGAGGAGTTTGAGATTGAGAACATACTTAAAGCAAGGGCAGAAGGTATTGAGATAATCAAGGATAAGAGGATAATGAAAGCAGGTGACTTGAATATTATACATGGGCATGAGTTCGGTGGTTCAGTATTCTCACCAGTAAATATTGCCAGGGGTTTATTCCTTAGAGGTAAAGTATCTGCCATGCAAGGTCATAACCATCAGACCTCAGAACATTCTGAGAGCAATATGAATGGCGAACTAACTACTACTTGGTCACTTGGTTGCCTATGTGAGTTACATCCTGCATATCTTCCCATCAACAAATGGAATCATGGTTTCGCTATTGTAGATATTGATGGTCAGAACTTTGAAGTAAGAAATAAAAGAATCCATAAGGGTAAAATCCTATAATCATGGAGGAGGACCTTGTTTTAGGAGAATCAGATGAGGTTGAGTATGTTGAAGAAGAACTTGGGTACGGGTATCCTCAGTACATATCCTCCTCAGTTGAGGTCCTGACAATGCTTGAAACTGCCAATCCTATGACTAAGGAAGAAGTGCAAAGGGTGGAAGAACTGAAGAAACTTTGTTTTGAAATGCTTGAATTTTCTGTAAAATCTATGCATACAATGCTATTTATCAATGACATAGCAGATTGATTTTTAAAGTTTTGATTGTGATTTGACCCCTGGTATATCTATATCGGGGGTTCTTTTATGGGGTAACTGCAAAAAAATATTTTAAAAAAGATTAAAAAATGTTTGGTAGTATGAAAAAAAGTATTATCTTTGACATATCAAATCACAATCAAACAAATCAAAATGAAATCAATCACAATCTCTTTCTCAGGTTACGGACATTTTAGGGTAGACATTAACCATAATGGTTATGAATTATCGGCAATCACGACCAATACCAGGCTTGTTGATGACGCAAAAGATGGTGACCAAGATGCCATTAATGACCTTTATGATGAGGTATTAAATAACTTTAACCACATTGATTTTAATTAATATAACATGAAAAAGTCAACACTTCAAACAATCATCATTGTTATCATCTGCCTTGCTTTATGCACTGCTGATAACTGGTTCTAAACTTAAAAATCAAATCAAAATGAATCCTAAAAACTTAGAAGAATTTAAAGAGTACCTTCAGCAAGAACTTGACTATGGGTGGACAGTACCATCAGAATGGTCCAAAGGTTTTGATGATTGCTTGAAAAGATACATTGGAAAACTTGAAATATTTATAAATCATAAAAACCAAAACAATGACCAAAGAACAACTCAGAAAGATTAGAAGGGCAAAAGATGTAACCCAAGAGAAGTTAGCATCTATCTCAGGCATCAGTCTTGCAACCATTAACCGAGCAGAAAAGACTGGCAAGGTCAGACTTGAAACTATGCAAAAATTGTTTCACACTTTAGATAAAATATCTTAACTTTAAATTAAATCAAATCACAACAATGAAAAAGACAATTACAACAAATGTAAGAATCCCATCGGATTGGTTAAAGATTCCACTCAATGACATCATGATTACAGTAACTGCTCACATTAATGAAAGCGGTGACTCAGTAGATGTATCGGTTAAAGAAATCATCTTCCCAGGGTGGCATTCATTTAACATTGACCCCAAGCACCAATTTGCAGTCTATGAGTTAGTAGAGCAGAAGTGTATGGATGCATACACCTTTAAGATGGAATCAGATTATGACCACTCTTATTACTCTGACTATGTACTATGATAGAATTGAGATGACCTTAGAGGTCCGAGGCGAAGTAAGAGCAACTGCCTTCCCACTTAGGAATCACGAAAGCATAGAACGGCAACGGCATCAATGGTACTATTTTTACGGGTTAAAATCAATTAAAGACTGGGAGATATACATAACTCAAAAGTCTTTTATGCAAAACATATCACCTTTCAGAATAGAGAAACCTTTTCCTTTTTTAATCAAATCACAACAAAATGAATCAGAATCAGAATCAGAATCAGCAGACATCAATTGCCAATCAGTTAATCCTTCAGGGGGACTTGAGCAAACTGTCGGCAGGCGACAAAGTCAGGTATTATAACGGATACTGTGAGAGAATGGGACTTGACCCTTACACAAAGCCGTTTGACCTTCTTAGACTTAATGGCAAAGAGGTCCTATACTGCACAAGGTCAGGAACTCAGCAACTTAACAAACTGCACAAGGTATCTCACTTGATTACCTCAAGAGATACCAACCAAGATGCAGGGGTTTATATTGTAACAAGCAAGGCATCACTTCCCGATGGTAGGTGTACAGAAAGCATTGGAGCAGTAAACATTGCAGGTCTTAAAGGTGAAGCCTATGCTAATGCAATTATGAAGGCTGAAACAAAGGCGAAACGGAGGGCAACCCTTGACCTCTTAGGTTTAGGTGTCTTAGATGAATCAGAGGCTGAATCAATCCCTAATGCGACAACAGTTGCTATTAATGCAATGGTTGAAGCATTGCCACAGATGGAGGTAGAATCGGTTGAGGTAATCACAGAAACCGAGGAAGAAAAAGAGTTGAGCATTGGCAGACTGGCAATAGCAATCAAGAAGGCAAGTAACATAGTAGAACTTAAAGCGGTTTACGATGCCAATAAGCACAAGATAGAAACCAACACATTTATCAAGGACCAACTAAAAGCAAGAAAGAATGAACTCATTAGCAGTAAATGACATAAAGGTGGGGGATATTGCCCCTACTAAGTTCGGTATTGAACTCTTAGCAGATAGCATTCAAGAGCAGATAAACGATGGACTTCTTGACCCCTTAGATGTCGCAATCAAGTTCAATAGCATAGAACAACTTGCCAAGTCGGTAAAAAGCCGAATAACCGAGAATGTTCTTACAGAACTTACAAAGCATCCCAAAGGTAAGGCAGAGGTACTTGGGGCGACTGTTAGCGAGATGGTGACAGTCAAGTATGACTACTCAGACCTTCCAGGTTGGACCGAACTTGAAGAACAAATCAAGGTCCTCAAGGAGCAACAGAAAGAGATAGAAGATAAAGAGAGGACCTACTTCAAAGGTAATCTTCCAATCAAGTCAGCATCTTCCACATTCAAAGTTCAACTCAGTAAATAAAAAAAATATGCAAAAGTTAATCAGCCTTTCAATTGATGTAAGTAAAATTAATGCCAAGAGATTGTACAAGGGTAAAAAAGGGCAGTACCTATCAGCAACCTTATTCCTCAAAGAAGAAACAGACCAGTATGGTAATAATGGATTTATCGTTGAATCCATTACTAAGGAGGAAAGGGAATCAGGGCAAAAGGGTACTATCATCGGGAATGCCAAATTTATGGCAGGAGGTAGCAAACCTTCTGCATCCTATGACTTAGAAGATGTCCCATTTTAGCAAATCGGGTGGGGTTTAGCGACCTCACCCTTAACCATTCTTTATGTTAGTAGGACACAAGGAAAGAAACTTTGACATAGACCTTCGCTTTGGGAATGGTGGTGAAAGCCTTGTCTTATCCCTACTAAACGGAGGAGAGAAGGTTGAGGTTAAAACGGATAGGATGGCACACCTTACTGGCAACATAGCGGTAGAGTTTAGGTGTAGAGGTAAACTTTCAGGAATAAGCACAACTGAAGCAGACTACTGGGCATTTGTTTTAAATCAGAACAAGAGAATAATATTTATTGAGGTAAACGAATTAAAAAGAATAGGTAGGGAATGCTTTAAGGAAGGTTTAATTAAGAATGGAGGAGATGATAATAAGTCTGAAATGGTTTTAATCCCTTTAATCAAATTAATAAAATCACAATGAAAAGAATCTTTGAATGGGTCTATTTCATCTTTGTAGCAATACCAGTTGCAATTATTGTTCATTTATTAGCATCTATTGCGTTGATGCTCAAAATTAAGTTTAAATGAGAGACATAACTTTTCACTTAGAGAATGCCGTTGAGTATATAGTTTATGATTTGTCAATCTTCCCAATAGAGGAAAGGCAAAAACAAGCAAAACTATTTAGGTCAGGCAAATGTGTATGCAACTTTATGGGATATCCTCCTAACAAGATTTCAGACTTGAGGCAGATTGGGAGGAAGGTAATAAGCAGACTTGATGGGAAAACCTATGCGGTCAGAGTGAAGAAAAAAGATGTAGATGTGCAATAAATTATTTATCTTTGGAGTGCTTGATAGTGGAACATCAAGTGCATTTAAAAACTTATTAATGCCTTAGAGAGATTCGGAGGTTTGCAAGAGCAGACCTGTTCCACCCGAATCTTTTTAAGGTATTTTTTTTTATGGCAAATATTAAACCGACAATTTATTCAATTGATGAAGAAAGTGGGTATCTATATAAACCCACATATTACCCATTATTTACTATTCGTGAGTTAATAGATTTACAAGTCAGTATTGTAAAAACTTTAAAAATGTATTCTGATGAAAATTACGATGATAATAGAATACATGAATTGAATGAAGAGGCTTGTAGCAATGCAATGCAGGACACAAGAGAAAATCTTAAAAATCAAGGTCAAGAAAAAAAAGTAAAAAAAGTCAATAAAACTTTTATTTATATAATGATTGACCATAATACTGGATATTATAAAATTGGTCATAGTAAAAATGTAATAAGAAGAGAAAGAACATTGCAGTCTGAAAAACCAACAATAGAACTTTTATATACTTTTGAAGGTGATATAAAAGATGAGAGAGACTTGCACGAGAATTACAAATATTTACGAGTAAGAGGTGAATGGTTTGCTTTGGAGAAATGGATGATTGATGCCATTATACAAATGTTTGAGGTCAAAAGAATGACAAAGGAAAGAAGGAAAGAAAGGGAGGCTTTATTATGAAATACTTCCTACATGACACAAACTCTTTCAATGATGAAAAGATAACTGAATTGTACATTCATTTCGGATATGAGGGGTTAGGATTGTTTTATACTATACTTGAAAAGTTTGCCTCACAAGAGAAACCAATAAAAACAATAGTTTTAAAAAAGCAGTTGAATATTGGCAAAAAGTTGGAAAAATGCTGGAAGTTTCTTGAAGATATTGAACTTATTCAGTCAGACAATGGTGAAAGTTTCAATGAAAGAATATTAAACTTTGCAGGAAAGTATAAGATAAAAAGTGAAAAAAATGCAGAACGTGTTGCACAATGGCGTGAAAAACAAGTAGTTACAAAAAATGTAACGCATTACGAACAAGAATGTAATAAAGATAAAGTAAATAAAAGTAAAGTAAATAAAAGTAAAGATATAGAACTACAAGAAATGGTTTTCATTTCACCTGATTGGGAAGATGCTTGGAAAGGATGGATGGAATATAAAAAGGTTGAGCATGGTAACAAGTTCAAAAGTTCTAAAACCGAACAAACTGCCATTAATAACTTGGTAGAGATTTCAGGCGGTGATTTAGAAACTGCTAAAAAAGTTATCAATCAAAGTATCTCAAACAATTACAAAGGATTATTTAAACTAAAAGAAACTAAAAATGCTACCACTAAATCAAGTTCTGACATCTATGCAGAACGCAGAGCAGAACTCCATCAGTACACAGACAAGATTGACCAACTCAGAGGAATTAGACCTTGAGAAGTTTAAACTATCAAGGACCAGTGAACCAATCAAGAATCTTAGCAGTGGGTTAGTCATTGATGAACTTCTGAACGGAATGCAGAAACTTGGGGTTAAAGGTGATAAGATGCCAAATAATGCAGACCTTCTGATAATGTATAAGTCAATCATGGAAGAATACCCTAATATAAAAATTGGTGAGATATCACTTGCTTTTGACCTTGCTGCAAAGGGTAAACTTGATATAGAGGCAGAAACTTACCAAAATTTCTCAATGCTATACCTTCATCGTTTACTCAGGGCATTTGCTCGGTATGGTATGCAGAAACTAAATGAGATTAAACCAGTCGCAGAAAGCAAATGGCAACCAAGATTTATATCAGATGATGAAAAGATAGAGACTGCTTTTGATTGCTTTAAGAAGTTCAGGCAATGGGATAACATAGTTTTCGGGGTTGATGTGTTTAATATCTTGCATAAGAGAGGCAACATCATTGTAAATGCATCACAAACCTATGAACTGGTATTAACTGCCATGAATGAAAAAATGTTTGAAGGTAGCAGACAAGACAAGATTGATGTTAAGAATAAGATGAAGGATGATGATTACATGGAGAATCAATGTAGAAGGATGGCGGTATCAATTTACTTTACTAAATTAATAAACAGAGGATGACACAGTTAACGGCAGGAATGATAACAAAGTTTGCATTAATGAAGTTGGAAGGACTTGGATGCTATGTTTGGCGAAACAATAATCTGACTGTACCTGGCAGGAAGTTTATAGGTGAGAGAGGGGTTGCTGATATTATCGGATTCCATAAAGCAACTGGCAAAGCGGTCTATTGTGAGGTTAAGACTATTGCTGATAAACTTAGCGATTATCAGATAGTATTTCTCAATAGAGCAAAAAATGCAGGTTGTTTGTGTTACCTTGCAACAGATAACAAAGGCATTCCTGAACTAAGCGAATGGGTTTAACAAAGAATGATATCATCCATAATCTATACACCGATAAGGATATAGACAATGCCATCAAAAAGATGCAACCAATAGAGTTGCAAGATGATTTGAGGCAGGAGATGTTTATGGTTCTTTGTGAGATGGATGAGGCAAAGTTTATGAATATGCACCAAAACGGATTTATAAAGTTTTACTTGGTCAGGACAATGCTATCAATGATAAAATCTGATAGGTCAACCTTCTTCAACAAATTTAGGCGAACCTTTACGGAATGGACCGAGCAACATGACGCACCTGATTCTTCAGATACCATCCAAGCAGATGAAATAGCGGTAAAACTAAATAACTCCCTAAAGATTCTGCATTGGTATGAACTTGAAATCTTCCGCTTATACTCAGAGAATGGACAGAACATAATGTCCCTTTCAAGAGATACTGGTATCCCTTACCGTTCCCTTATGAAGACCATTAAGAAGACCCGAACTTTACTTAAATATAAAATCAAGAATTATGCTACTCCTTAAAATTTTTATTGCCTCACTTTTTTCAGTTTTTTACATCATAGACATGGCAAGACTGCCTGAACGATTTAAAGTCAATTTCAAGCCGTTTAATTGCAATATGTGTCTATCTGTGTATGTTGCCATTGCTTTGTATTTGATGCCCGTAATTGTCACCAATTGCGTTTTGATTGCATCCGTTTCAGGTGTATCTGCACCACTATTTAGAAACCTATTAAACAACATATTTTTTAAAAAGTAAATCATGGAAGGAAAAATCTGCCCAAAGTGCAAAACCTACAAAGAGAAAGCAAAGTTTAGCAAATCAACTGCAAGAACCGATAAGATGGCGGTATATTGCAAGATGTGTGAGAACGCACAAAGAAAAGCAAAACTTGAGGAACGCAAAAGAGATGCAATGTTTGATATCTTTTAGTTTAATTAAATCACAGAAAGCGTAGTAAATCACCTTTAAAATACTAAACAAATAACTATGGCACAACAAAATGCGTATAAGTGCGTAGTCAACGCAATTCATTAATTAATCAACTTTACAAAAAACAACTCACATGAATCAGACATTAGGAACAACAACAATTTCTTGGAAACCAACATTAGAACCAAGAAAAAAACCAATGACCGCAGTAATGCAATTGATTAATTTTATTTTAGTTGAACGCAGACAAGATGATGGGTCAATTAAATTCCATGCTCATGAGGATTTTAGTAGGTTCTTGCAGATTGAAAAGGACAATTTAAAAAATGCTCATATTGATGGTCAATCATTGATTGATTACAAAAATGAATATGCTGAAGCATTTTATAATGAAACTTATAACGAAACTTATAACAAATAACTATGGCACAACAAACGGCAATGCAAGAAGCAATTAAATATTTAAAATCATTCAACTTGGAAGCATCAGCAATTATATTGGAAGATAAATTTCTTGAAAAAGAGAAAGAGCAGATAATAAATGCTTGGGTAAAGTTGGAAAATAATAAGGAAGTTGACA